AGCAGCACTTTTCCAGTTCTGCAGACCAGCAGCCTCTCCTGGATTTATCAACTCTCCAAAGGAGGCCTCTTTCATATTGTTGACACCAACAATTCCCCCAGCTTTTGTTACAGCTTGCTCTCCTGCTGCGATTTGGGTAGCAGAGTTGCCTCCTCCTAATGCTTCCACTGCCTTGCTGGTGTCTATATTTCCAGCACCAGTCATCCCAGCAGCATTAAGATTAGTTATTTGCGCAGCGTTAAGGCCTTGAAGGTCTCCGAAGCCTGTTGTTCCTGTTGCTATGTCTAAACTTCCAGTCCCAGAGAACGGCAAGCCTTCTAAGGCTGTCCCACCAGCAGCAAGGCTCGATGTAACACCTTCAGCAACTTGAGCAACAATAGGGGACAGTTCAGCAATAATTTGCGCAGGATCGGGCATCCCAGAACCTTCTCCGCCAGCCTCAATCCAGTCTTTTCTAGCTTTTTCTAATCTTGCTCTGTCTGCAGCACTTGTGTCAGTGTAAGTTCTTTCTCCAGACTTAACAGCCTGAACCCACTGGAAAGAAGGCAATTCCCCTCGACCATAAACGTCTTGGAGTTTCCTGCCACCCAATTCAGGAGCTTCTGATTGCAACGAGAACAAGTCATACTTAAATGTTTGCGGATCGCCTGTTCCGTCGTCTACTGGAGTTGCACCTGCTTGAGGATGCCCTGCTGTGTGTGCCATTGTTTTCTCCTTTAACTTACTTCAAGCAAACTAGCTACAACATGGAGCCTATTCGCAGTTGCTGCTGTTACTTTTAAAATTTCATTTTCTTGCACGACCAATGGTGCTGTTAACAATTCGACTGTTGTGTTCGCCGCCACTGCAGTGACTTTAAACAAGCTGAAGACTGCCGCATCTGCATCGGTTATCGTAACTGTTATTGTATCAGCATTCCCAGTGTCTTCGGAAGCAAGGATTGATTTCACAAGACCTGTGGCGGCATTCGGACAGGTGTAAAGAACTGTTGCATTGGTTGTTGTTAAGTCAACCTTCTTATTTTTATAGTTATTTGCCATCTATGAAAAAAACCATGCTGTTGCTTCTGAGATATCTAAAACATTATTTAATGCATTATCAGCCGCGAAGTAAGTCATTTGTTTATCGAGCTCAAGAGTGTTGGTTAAACGAGCCATATATCCCTGTTGATACTCTGTTGGCGGGTTGGGTAGTCTTAAATGTCCTCCTACACCGCTCATCGCAAACCGTCCTCTGTCGCATTAACTCTAAATGTTCCCAAGCTCCAGTCGTCTTGTGTGCCTGAGCTGGAGAGCTTCATGCTCATCTGTCGGCCTTTAGCTCTGGTGCTTAATTTAGTTGTTGTGCTAGTTATGTTAAATGGACCTTTTTGAACGTCTGGTGAATTAGGATATTTGCGTGTATTTAGGAATAAATTAAGGCTTGTGTTGGCTGACATTGTAACGTCTGGAATCACCTTATCGACGAGATATAGGTTCTGCCCAGTGTTCGGTATCTCGCTCGGAGAGCTTTCTACAAATGCTTCCATGGCAGCGCCATTGTCGCTTGTCCCAGTTTCGTGGTTGTACAAGAAGCCAGAAGGATCGAAAGCAAACGGAACATTTCTGGCACCGAATGAATCAGACCAAACAGTGCGATCCATAGTCCCGATGCTCCATGCGTTCTCAGCATAGTTGTAAGTCACATAGCTGTCGTTTTCAGGATTCACCGTGCCTGCTGAATTATCATTGCTGACATAAAACCAAGTGATTTCTTTGAACGCTTTATTGTGTCCGCAGACCACCTTGTCAATGTACCTAGTTTGCATACGATCAAAGACGAAGTATTGCACAGAACAAGGCAACTCTTTTACGACACCGTCATATCGGAAGAAGTTTCGCTTGCCCATCCAGAAAACATTGCCATCAATACTAATCATTGTATTGAGCCCACCCGCACCGCAATCTGTTGCAAGCAATCGGAAGGAGAATATAAATGGTGGGCCAACGAATGTCATCCCGTAAATGGCTTCGTCTGTTGAGATAACTGTCTCTTCACGAGCAGGAACTATAGCAACGATCTTCGTCCCGACTTCTAGCCTCTGATCACCTGCTGAATTTGTTGAGGTTGGGCCGAAGTCAGTAAAGTCCTCTTGATCAGACCAACGGATAAGCATCTCGTCTAAGTTGCCTCCTCCTGCATATTCAGAGCATCCCCCAGCAATAAAGTGTCTGTCTGGGAATGACACAGTTGTGACTGTGGCAACTGCTGGGACATGTAAAGCTCCTGCTATGGAAGAGACTAAAGAAGCTCTGGTTGCGACTGTGGCAGAGGTGTCCCAATAGAATATTCCACCACCACGCACTGTTGCGATTAGGTCTTCTCCCCAGAGATTTAAATTCCAAGAAGAGTTTGTTAGATTAACATCCGACTCTGATGCAGATCTAGGCTCGTTCCATGCTTCAACATTCCATCCACCAACACCCCAACCTAGTGCTGGGTCTGAGCTTTGAGTTCCTAGGCCTTCAGCTATGCCGATAAGATAGCTGATAACAACTGCGTTGCCCCCACCAGTCGCTGTGCTTGTTGCTGCAGTCGGAGAGATTACTGTGTATGTATTAGCAGTCTTTGATGTTACTTGATATCCAGCTTTGCGATTTAAATTATCCGCTGTTATTCCGCCGACAGCCGCAGCACCGCTAAATACAACGAAGTCACCAACTTGAGCCCCATGGCCAGAGTCAGTAATAGTCAAAGTTGTGGTTGTGTTTGCTGTTGTTATCGGAGCAATCAATACTTGGGTTGCAACAACACCACTGTCATGGGCTGCAGCTGAAGTGCTGTTAGTTCCCCTAGTACAGCCAGTCAGAGTTAATGTGCTTATTCCTGTGTAAGTTATTATTTCAGAGCCAATCTTAATAGCACCAGCAGTCTTAAATCCTGAAACACTTACAAGGTCTATTGCTGTCTCGCTATTGTCTAGAGCCTCAGAAGTTGCGCTGGATGCATCTGTCTTGTCTCTGAGAGGTGTAATATCATAGAGGACTTGGTCTTGGATAATATAAAGGTGGTTGTGAGTACCTACAGCAATTCTGTCTTCGCCATCAGTTATGGCTCGCCAGTTAATCATCTTACGAGCTATGCCCTGTGGAGTTGTCTCTGTGCTTGTTACAGTTCCAGCAGAATCTGTCTGACTGATTGCATCTTTTTGCCAGCCACCAATTTTTGTGGGGTAGCCATTACGAAATCTCACAAGATCTCCGTCAACCCAGAATGGTCCGTTCTTACCAGCAGAATACTCTGTGATGTCTTTCACTATTCCTGCTTTGAACTGTAATAGCTGTAATGTCATTTAAACCTTAACCCACTCGTATATTTTATTTGTCTCTTTAATTCGATGATCTAAACCAGTGTAACCGCCATTTATTTTTTTTGTTAGTTTCTTGACTACACTATCATTAACACCTTCATCACAAATTTTCCACAAATTGTTTTTTTGGAAAAACCAGATGGCTGTATCCATTGCGTATTCTTTTTCCAATAGTGACGGATCTTCCATAACTTCAGGCAAGCCCATATCACTGGCAAAGGCTTTGACGTTATTATAGCCAGTTAATTGTAAGAATCCTCGACCTATGTACAGACTAGCTTTTTCTTTTGTGTCATTACCCATGCGTCCAAAATACACGTTTTCTGCTAATGCCTTTGGGTTTCGAGCGTAGGGCTCTGCACTCTCTTCCGTTGGAAAGCGACTAGACCAGACACGCATCATTGATTCAGCAGAATAGTTTAAGTTTTCTCTTGTTAACTTAAACGAGCCACTCTCATGCACAACTTGACCTAGCAAATGTGCTCCACGCTCTGGAGAGAGTTCATAATGCTTAACTATTGCACGAGCAGTATTAGGACCAAACGATCCATCTATTGAAGAACACCCACATTTTTCCTGAAGCGATTTTAGTGCGTCACTCATTTACTTAACCCTTAAAGAAAGCGTCTACTTCAGTTAATAGATCTGCCTTGGATTTGCGTCTATCGAGTTCTATGTCGTGTTCTCTCATTAGAGCTTCTAACTCTATTTTCTTCATTGTCTTGTAATCTGGCACGATTGTAGTTTCTTCTGTAACTATAACTGTTACAACTTCTTCAACAGGTTTAACTGAGACAATCTCAACTTCAGTTCCATTAATTCTTGCAAGAGCTTCAGCCTCTGTCATTGAGGGTGTTGGCAAAGACATACCACCTTTGACATATCGAAGATTGTAAAGTTTATTTCCGTCTTCATTTTCTCCAACGTGAAACATTTCAATATCATTCATT